GTTTTCCTCTGCTATGTCCTGCCTGTTAATTGCAAGTTCTTTTTGATCATAGACACCCAGTAATTTCCTGTCTACATGATATTCAACTCCAAATACTACATATACTTTCATAGATCATATCCTTTACCAATATTTGAGTTTGGGATGTGACAGACATAATACTCACCTCCCTCTATTTTTGTATAATTAGTGTTCTGCTTTAAATGTTTTACAAAGTAATAATCGTGTGCATAACCTACGTGGTCCCATCTGTAAGGCAATTCTCTTTTATGGCATATATTAGACGTTCCGTGCTTACCGGCCTGTCTTATGTCGCAAGGGTTCTGATACCATATTCCTGTCTTTGGATCGTAACGGATATCGTCAAACCATACCCAGTCGTAAGTACTTAATCCTGTACTTATGTTTTGCAAGTGGTTATCCCCGAACAGATCATCAATATCCAGGTAAACAATGTAATCACCCTTCGCTGCCTCAATTCCTGTGTTACGCGGATCACCGGACCATGTTTTACTTTTGGGAATAAGGAAACACCTGACTCTCTCGTCCTCTATTTGAGATATTATATTAACTGTCTTCTCACAACCATCAGCGACAACGATAACTTCAAAGTCCTGTAACGTCTGTGTAAGCACAGAATTAACAGCACGGACAATCTTTGTGTCTCTATCCCGTGCTGCCGTCCTGTATTCGCCAAGGTATGATGCTATGATTACTGAAAACTTCATATTTCTCTATACATTAATACCGATCCTGCTCTCATTACCACGTTGGTTCCTGCTATTTCGCTAAGCGGTTTTTTTACTGATCCTGCATATAGTCCCATATCACTGTCCTCCGAATGGTTGATCAATTACTGGCTCCGGTGTTTCATCTTTAATCCTTTGTACATAATCTTCTGTCTTAGCCCTGACAAGTTCAAGTATCTTGTCGTAAGCTAAATCAAATAACCAAGGATCCTGATTCTCTGTCTCCAACTCCTGGAAGATGCTCTCAAAGTTCTCCCAAAGTGTACGATTGTAAAGAGGCACATTGTTTTGAGAAATGATAAACCGGATGTCGGCCTCCGAATATCCTCGGAATGGATTGATTAAATTTTTAATCCTAATCTCTTTTAACGCATCCGGTCTATCACTGTAAAGAATCTCATTTATGTCGTCCTCAATAGCTGCAATGGTTGAAGTCGAGGCTCCTGCATCTTTGGCCATCTTTAATTCAGTCATCAGTTCATTAAGACTTTTCATTTTGAAGTCACTGGGGAACTTATGCTGAGGCATTACCCCTGACATATCCGTAAATGTGGCGATGTCTTTAACGGTAAACTCCCACATTGAAGAGTACTGCCTTGCAAACGGGAAGAGCGTATCGTTCATGTTGTCCGTTTCAAGAGTCTTCTCTGTTGCCGTTACTGAGACTTCTGAACGGGTAAATAGATCAGCATTGAACATCATTGCATGAACTGACTTCTTTAAATACTCTATATAATCCCGTTGGAATGTGAGAAGCTCAATCGGAGGAGCCTTGTAGACCAACATTCTTTCAAGATCAATAATATCGGCCGGTTCTCTTGGAAGAGTTAAGGTAACAACATCCTGAGTACCTCTGTGCATTGGCTGTTGACCCGTTCCATGACATACCGGACATTCGCCCGTTCCGTCAAGCAACACGCCCTTATTACATCCCTGGTTTTGACATGGCGAAACGTATGCAAACCTTTGAGGAAAGGCCACCATCGCAGTAGATAGGTCAAGCTCTGAATCTATCTTAAGAGTCTTTTCAAGATAAGCCAGTACGTTATGAAAGACACTTATAAAAGTCCTTCCTTTGGTTTCTGTGTCCCTGATAAACCCAAACCGCATTGCCGGGACCTTATCGTTCTTTGGTTCGTAGTAAGTAACCAAGTAATATTTTTTCTCAATCTCAATGATTTCAGGTAATAGTTTCTGATCTTCCGATACCTGGATAAACTCAATAGTATCCATGCCAAGATACATTGTGTATTTAAACCCATCCTGCTGTGATTCTTTGTCAAGGTATTTAATGGGCAGTTTAACGATCAGGTAATCGAGTATCTCATTATGATACTCAAACATTATTGCCTCTTCCGATGTTGCTACAAAGGGGTAAGGCTTTGCTTTCTCTTTAAGTGGGTTGAATGCTGCAAACTCCGTAATAAGAAAAGCATTAGGATCGGTGAAGTTATAATCAATGAACGCATACTCAAGGTACTTCTCAAGTGACTTATCTCCCCAATACTTACTTATATATTCCTCAAGTTTTTGTTTTTGAGTATCCGAGTCGCCTTCAAAGTCAAGGTTTCTAACGATAGGTTGTTTTCGTGCCGCCTTTTGAAATGGGAGCTTTGTTGAGTTAAGTATTGCCGGGCATACCGATTTCGTAATGTTTGTCCGTTGTTTAAACTCATCCTCTGTCTCGCGTGTGATGATCTGTTGTAATAGCTTTTCGATGCCGTTCCCTGTAACTAACTTAAAATACTTATCAGCCAAGGTAGTTACTCTCTTGTAGTCCTGATGCTTTTTGTTGTTCTTGACAACCTCTGTTAACACCACCAACCCGTCCTCTTTCTTCATCTCTCTTAATTTAATAACATAATCTTACTATCATACTTCTTTTTCAATACCAATATCTCTGCCCGGAGTTTGTTTGACTTCTTAACAACCTCACTCGCTTCTTCCAATTCGTTTAACTTTACTTTTCGTACCCACTCATCAAAGGAATCAATCAGTTCATCTTGCTTTCCTATTATCTGTTTTGCTAATGTTATTTTGTCCATAACTTAATGTATTTTGTCTCCAGGTGGTACTGAATTTAATAATTTAAAGTAATTCACGCATTTTATTTGATAAATACGTTATTTCGTCAATCAATCCTTTACCTCTTATAATCCAAAAAAACAAAGAACCTACAAACATAAGGCTTATTGCCACCGAAAACGGCAGAAACAATAAAGCAAACAGTAATCTTTTACCCATTATTTTCATCTTTTAATACCGTTTCTAAAAACTTTAATAAACGCCCTGCGTCTTTTTTAGAATAATAAACCCACGTCCATGACTCTTGATCTCCGTTATAATCCTTACTCTGCAAACAAAGTGGATATGTCTTTTTAATATCCCAGTAAAATGCGCGATTCCCTTTTGTCCATCCTTTTTTACCCATTATAGTAGCTTTTAAATAGTTCAGTTAAAATATAGTCCATTCCATCACTTAGATGCCCATACTTCTGGTACTTTTCGCCTGTTTCTTTGTCGCTTACAATATGCTTATCCTTCGTACCATCTAATCCCTGCTTAAGATACATAAGATCAGCAATAAGATACTTACACGACTCATTAATGGTTATCCTAATAGGTAACTTATCTTCAAAGATCAGATTAACAAAGTCCCTGCGTTTAACAATAGATGGGTTCTTCCTCATCGTCCTATCGGATCCATTGATAAGATACTTCTTTAGTTTAAAAGCGATTATCTCATAATGATGTTTAAAGTCCCGGTTCATCGTTGACCTGGCTTTACCGGAAGCATCACCATAATAGAACAGGCCCGTTTTGTGATTCGCATATCGCAAATCAAACTCCTCACATACTTCTTCGGTTGAGTTACGCGGGTTCTGAAGTGCTATTTCATCCACACAGTTAATATACCAGATGTTATCCCTTCCGTATATCTGCCATATCGAAGCCGAGTTATAAGGCACTGTGTTTTGGTCAAAGGATATATGAAGCGGTAACTCCGGGTTGTAAGGTATGTTACTAACGTGCTTAATGCGATCAAAGGAACTATAGAACTCGCCTCCTGTTAAGCTAAAAGGATTTGCATATATCAAAGCCTTGCCGCGCTCCTCGTTATTGTTCTCAAGAATGTTCTTTATGTAGTTCTCACCTACGTTATGCACGTTGTGATATGTTGAACTTATTACAACCTTCTTATCTCCGAACTCCTTTTCAAAGAATGTCTTGTCGGAATAAATCTTAGCAGAAATCTCATCCAGGTACTTCTCAAGAGTGAACATCTCGTTTATCCAGTCAACCTTTGCCGGTGATGTAAGAATATAAAGAGGATTCCATTGTTGCGCAATCATTCCGTTGTCTTTTATCTCACCATCAACAAGAAACATACCTGGTTGGCGTAAACGAGTTAGTATTACTTCCTTAATGTCCTCTTCCCTTGAGTCCTTTGTTTCGTCAAGTATTGACCAGGCAAATTCTTTCCCGGAATGTGCGATCGCGTTGTCAAGAGAACCCGTAAAGATTAAAGCACCATTGCAGAATGATATTATATTGGTGAACCTGTCAAAGTTACGTTTGCACTTCGTCCAACTTGCCGGAGGTTCCTTTCCTGAAACATAAGTGCCGTTTGGATTTTCTTTGGACCATTCCGTTATTCCGGTACTCTGCCAATATTCTCTTATCCTAAATAGCGTCGAAGTGTTTAACTGGTCGAAGGTGTTCGCTGCCACAAATCCCCTTGCCTGCGGATAGCGAGAAATAAGATTACGTGACAATATCCCTCCCAGATGCGTCTTACCTGAACCAACACCAGCCAAAAACAGGTTTATCCTCGCCACTGAAGTAAGGATTGCCATTTGGGGTTGGCTTATTATCTGCTCAATTACTTCTGGCATTTTATAACCATTGTTGGTAATGATTGTAATATCTTGTCATCCCCGCTTGTTATGTCTGTTTTCTTTGGTAGGACATAAGTAAATAACTTTGAGCAAGCATCCAAATACCTCGCCTGGTCCTTTTCGTATAGCGTATTCAAAGCATCCATCATGTTATCCATTTGACCAAACATGATAAACTCAAGAAACTCTTTTGCCTCCTTTGTAGTACGATTAACCGCACCCTTGGGTTTGAAACCCTTATGTCCTGCTTTAAATGATCCTGCTGTCTTGGGCATAATAACACATATTTTATGTAATTATCTTACGTAATGAAACTAATTTTTTAGTTTTGGCCTAATATACAATATATTTTTGACATATGCAAATTATTTTTCACTACATTCACACTCCATTATTGTAGTTACTGTTATTCCGTCTATCCTTTGAGTTACTTTACTGCTGTGTTCCTTTTTATATTCGTATATACTGACATCACAAGGCTCGGTTATAAAGCTATTAATACTCATTGGATTGGGATTATCTCCGACATACTTAGATACCGTTATGTCACATATCCAACACCGGGATTCTTTCTCGCAAGAGAATAAAAAAAGCAGTAATAAAAATGTTAATAAATATTTCATAGCGTTTTAATTAATATTCTCACAAGATCATCCTTTATGTCCATCAGCCCTTCTTCGATACACTTTGATTCAATGTAAGACTCTATACTCGGAATGAAACTGTCGTTTGAATCTCTTCTATACTCCTGGAGTAAGTTTATTATCTTTTCAAGCTTTCCCATCTTAATTATGTATAAATAAGGGTTTGTTAATTTTAAATGTCTTTAGTCCTTTCGTATTGCAGGTATTTAAACACTCTACCGCATATGTCCCGTCTGCCGAGAAGTGGTCATGATTAAAACCCGTTTGTTTTGCTACGTCTGCTCTTACCATGAATGCACCCATATCAATCCCACACTCATAAAGATTCGATGAATGCAGATTATAGTCAGCATGTGAGTGTACCGTGTCGCAAAAGATAATCCCTCTCTGATGTCCGGCAGCTCCGAGCATGTACTCAACAAACTTTGGAACATAGTAGTTATCATCGTTTGTCATGAGAATATAATCAAAGGGATCTGTTACTATCATCTGAAGCATCGCTCTTCTGTTTGGGTGTCCATAGTTTTGATACCTCTCTGCCGATTGATAGAACCGTATCCGTCGGTCTTTCCTTCCACCTCCATCAATGAACGGTGCGACAATATCCAATATCCTTTGCGGAGCCGGACCATCGTAAATAATATTAAGAATCCAATTTGGATTTGTCTGGATAAGAAAACTTCTTATCGCTATTTCAAGTGGTTCGTATCTTTCGTAAGCCACCATGATAACATGAATCTTCATAACTGTATATTTAATTTAACCTTCCATTCTTAATCCGTATGTACTTCTTTTTCCCCCGGTATGGATTGCATAATCCTCCGTGAGACTAACCGCAAGCAGTCCGAGTTCATAATAAGCTAATCCTACTCTACATTCCCTGATTGTTATAAATTCATCAGGTGTTGAATATCTGCTATACGGTCTAACGAGCCTATATGCACCTTGTCTTATCATGCCACATTGAAAACCAAACCCATGCCAAAACTGATTACCATGAACATCGTCATTCATATTATAAAACCGGGCATACTTATACGGTACATTACCGGCCATTCTTATTTCGGTATCAAGCGACTGAACGTGTGATTGCCCTCTTATACCGACTCTGAATATTTTGGGGTCAGATTCCATTACTGTAATTGATTTTTCAATAAACCCCGGTTTAATATATTCAAAGTCATCTTCTGAGTGAAATATATACGGTGTTGTCACTTCTGCATAAGCTTTATCTATACTTTCAATTAACCCCATGTTCCATTCATTAAGTATAAGATGATAATTAGAGTAGTTCTCTTTTATCTTACGGTGCATCTCTTTGTCTGAGGAGTCATCAATAATAATAATCTCTTTTATAGGACATGTATTTACCCGGTTAAAACTATCAATAGTCCGCTTAAGCAGGTCAAACCTATTATGTGATGTTATTACTACTGTGATCATAATTTAAAGTCTTTTAATATCGGATCATAAACTGTACTGCCCTGTAAAACTCCATAAAACCACTCCATTGGTCTTGTTGGTACTCCCGGATAACCTGGTCCCCTATTTCTTTTTTGTATCCATTCTTCGTAAGAGCGGGTAAAATAATGATTTAACTTACATATCTTACGTGGCGAATCAGTCAGGGATCCCGTAAACGGTTCTCCCAGCTCATTAACCAGAGGCCGTGAAGAATAAACAAAATGCGGATCTTCTATTCTTTGATAGAAATGAGTATTAACTATTGTTTTTACATACTGTTTGTCTGGTGTATCTTCACACCTCCAGACGTAACTATCTTTCACCGATCCGTTAGGTTTTTTAATATATCCAGAGCTTCCGTACATTGACCAGGGGATACCCAACCCCCCGAACTTCTCATAACCGTGTAATAATTCTTTTACGTCTTTATGTTGAAGAAGTACTAAAAACTCATCAACATCAGAAATTAATATCCAATGAGACTTAAATCTTCTAAACGTGGATAGATGAATATACTCAGGAAATGGAAACTCAATGTTAATTCTATGAACCGTTACTTTTGTCCCCCACTTTGGTTCCACGGGTACAATGCTAAGATGGTCATATATTAGAATATGCTCAAATCCTATCGCTAAATGGTATTCAACCCATTCGTCAATATAGGCATTGTCATCCCGAACCATTGTGGCGATCATTGCATACATCTCTCAAGTATTAAAAGTCCGTTATTATTTGTATATGCTTCTTTTACTTTCCACTCTTCGTGTTCGTCAAGAAATTCCCTGATAGCTTTTTCAATACCCTCTCCTCCGTCTAATCCCACCGTCCCATACTGAACTGTATCATGAAATATTATGTACTTTCGTGACTTGTCTGCGTGCAGTGCAAGTTCTTTCTTTAGATGTCCGTACGTATGTAAAGCATCAATGAAAAGTAATTCCGTTTCTTCAAGTTCAATACTAAGATCATCCGCAAGTATAAATGTAAAATCAACCTTTGCCTCAACGCTGGCATCCCGTAATTCCTGTAAGCTCCCCCCAAAGTCATTGGGATGATTGACATCTACGGAAACAACTCTTTTTGCCATACTCGAAAGAAAAGCCCATGTTGAGACACCCCGCCTTACTCCTAATTCTGTTACATGACTGCACTTATCAGCATAATACCTCAGTACAACAAGATGCTCGTTAATATCCGAAGGCTCGTTTGATAATTCTGTGAATTTCTGTTCTACTTTTATCATATTATTTTATTGTTAGTTCTTCTCCGGTTAAAGCAAAGTATAAGTTCTGAAGTTGGTGAACGTATAATCTTCCGTCAAAATCATAATTCCACAAACAAATTAAGTCATCAATTTTAAGACTACTTTCATCTTCCTGATACGATAAAAACACCATTTCGTTGGGAGTACCAACACATCCAATTGATAAACACCTACCCCTTTTAGTTTTCTTTATAATTGAGTTGGTTATAGTATAGTGAGGTATTCTTTCAAACCCAAACTTCAAAAGCCATTCTTCGGTGAGTGGAATGGGATTAGTGTTTTCAATGTTAAAATGATACTCGTTATCTGTTGCATAATAATCTTCATTTCTCGCTACCGAATGATTAAATACATCAATCGTTTTTCCCCATATGGAGGTTTCTTCTATTCTGCTTACAGAACAAAGAAATAAACTATCTGTAAATAAATTCCCGATTCTTAATTGCGATGATTTCAT